CCAAGTATTATCAGGTTTAAATTTCATAATCCACTGGTGGTTATTGCTAGTATTATTATAATAAGCATGTCCTAAAAGTCTTATATAACCACTAGCTGGGGCTGTGGTTGACATCGTTCCTGTACTTCCACTTTTTATATAAATAGGTAAACCATGATCTACCCCATTAATATAAGGTCCTACTCCACTATTATCATCATTAACAGTTACATGACCTTCTAATAAAACATTCCCGTTTCCAGGTTTACCTACAACAACACATACACCTAACATTTTAGTACTAGTGGTGTTAGTTTGATTAACCTTATACCATTTACCATCTGAGGATTCTAAATATACTAAATCAGAGGTAGCAACTGAGTTATCTAGTGTTACTTTAATTATGTCTCCAGCAAAACTAGAAGAGTTAGCAGAGAATGATTCTTGAGCATCAGCTTTTGATTTTATACTAGCATGGTATAGATCAGAGTAAGTATATATATCATTACTATATCCTAAAGCATTATAACCACCTGGGGAGTATAAAACTCTGCCTTCCCAATCTAAACTAATGGCAGTAGCACTATCAATTAAGTATCTACTAGTAGTGTCAATTTTATTAGTTACTATTAAATCACCATTTATTGTTACTACAAAATTAGTATAATCATAAATAAAATTAGCATCACCACCAAAACTTCCTCCATTATTATATTGGATGTAAGTGTCTGAACCACCAGGTGTTCCTCCACCTCCTGGTGCCCAAGAAGCAGATATAGCATAACTAGCAGTCCCAAATAGATAACCATAAAATGATCCAGAAAAGGATCCTGAGTAGGATCCTATTGATGAGACATCTATTGGGAAAAATTCTGCCATTTATTTTATTATAAATATTAGAAGAATGTAAGTTGTCTCCAAAATGGAGTATCATTATGTCTTGCTATATAGATATAATCCAAACCATCTTCTGTTGTTTTAATCCACATCCTTCTACCTTGACGAGCTGTTGACATACCAACTGGTATTTGGCCTGCTACTTCTGAGCGATCAGTATCAGTATCAACATATATTATACGGCCTGTAGCATTAGGTTGAATATAAATTCTTCCTTTTCCGTCATAAGCAAACATTGTTCCTGTTGTTAAGTTTTCACCAGTCATATGACCAAAAGGCATAATAAATGGATATTCATATTGCATTGTAGCGATATTATACTTAGCAAATCTCATTGTAGCACCAGCCTCAAAACAATATATATATTTACCTAAAGAAGCAGTTGGTGTAAGATTAGTATCAGCAGTTCCATATATCCATTTTAAATCTGCTCCACCCGCGCCTGATATAGTTGATGTAGTATTTCGTGGTTGAAGTGGTATAATACTATATACTGTTGTTGCGTCTGGGGCGGTTGTTACTGTTGTGAATGTTAATGTAGTAGCTGTATTTGCTGTGATAGGTGTTTCTTGTCCTACTCCAGCTCCAGCTACAAACTTTAAACGAGCACCCGCCCAAAAGTTAGAAGGCCAGTTTTTAGTAGTATCTGTGAGTACAGTAGTTGTACCTGTTATTGTTGGAGTACCATGACCCCAAGTTGTACTCATATCAAATGTCATTATACCATTATTAACAGTACTAGCAGCGTTAGCTGAGAGTGACATTGTTATAAAAGAAGCATTTGAAGTGTTATCATATGATCTATAAAAAGAGTTAGCTGTAATACCACTTCCTGTTATAGGAGCACCTATAGGAATATTAAACACACTTGATGAAAAACTAGAAGAAACAAATAAATAAGGTTGGCCTGAAACTGTACTTCCTGTTAAAGCATAACTACTTGTTCCTGTTGTTGGGCTAGTATCTAATCCCCAACTAGCTCCAAATGAGGCGGAACTGCATATATTATAACCCCAAATGTTAGAGGTTACAGCTGATAATGCTAAACCTACAGTTATAGATTGAGAAGTATTAGCTGTGATTTCTCGAATTTGGGTAGTTGGAGCAGTTGGTGAGGAAGAATATATTTCAATTACTTGACCTACTAATTCATTATTTTGCCAGTTTTTAGACATATCATAAACTACAGTTGTAGTATGAGTATTCAAAGTAGCGTTAGCTGATGGGGTACCACTCATTCCATATGTAAATTGAGTTGGCTGAGTAGTACCAGTTAATGTGGCTGCTAAATTATACGAACTAGTTACTACAAATACTCCGTTGTAAAAAGTACTATCAGCTCCTAAAGCTCCTGATATGAATATTCTGTCCCCAGTTACAAAAGGATGACCTGTGATTGTAGTAACAGTAGCGACATTACCTGTTCTTGTGATAGAAGAAATAGGATGTAATGACTCAAAACTACCTGAAAGTCTAACATAAGATGTATTTAATACTCCATCATCCCATCTTTGTGATGGTAACCATGAATTATTTCTAGCTGAATATTGGACCATAGTTGAGAAGTTACCACCATTCATATATAGTTTATCACTATCATGAGTTATCTGATATTGGTTTCCAGGTGATGAAGTCCAATCTGAGTCAGTTCTAAAATAAAGAGTATTATTATTATTGTAAGCTATATGTCTTTCAAAACCAGTAGTTTTGTCTTTAACTTTATAATTAGCCCATTGATTCCAACCCCAATTTTGAGTATTATCTGTAATTGATCTAATAGTAGCAGATGTCACAGATCCTGTTACAAATGTTGGAGTAAGTGAACTGTCAATACTTTCTACTTGCAATTCAGTACCAGCTAGATATTGAGGTAATAAACCACTCATTACGTGGCCTGGGAACCAGTTAGCGTATAATGGGTCGTAGATGTAATGTAGATAAAGAGCGTTTGTTGAAATATTTTGAATACTATGAAGCATTCCACATTGGATTTCAAAACGAGATGTATAATCCATATTAGCAGGCCATGGTTGGTCTACAGTAATAGTATCAGATTGAATAACAGCTCTTGAACCGTATGTTGTACTAGGAGTTAAGATATTAGGGTCCCAAACATGACTATATGCTATTTGAGGGTCAATAGCATGGTATTCAGCATTAGCAAAATATAAAGTATCATTATTATTATAAATAATCCTTCTAACAAAATATTGTTGTGAAGTACCTAAATAAACTCTCACTTGGTAACCTCTCCACTGATTTGGAATCCATTTTTTAGATGAATCTGTAATATAACCTGTACTAGTAGTTGTATTAGCAAAACCAGTGACTGTTAAATACTCATGATTTATAGGTTGAGAAGAAGACACTATAGTTCTTTCGGTTCCTCTTCCAGGCCCTGATGTTACTTTAATTTTTAAACCTACAACTGCACTTTCATTGATAAATGATCCTGTCGCTACTAAACTTCCAGATAATGCATTTATAAATCTACCAGTATGACCATCATCTTTTTTCCAAACACCAGTAACTGTACTAGCTGGTGTGTTAGGGTACATTACTCCTAAATAAGACCATGCGTCAGAATATGTATCATATCTCCAAAAATCTGTGGAGTTAATAGCATAAATGTATCTATGTTGCCAACTACCAGTGTCAGCTGCTTGTACTGTTATAAATGTGTTAGCAGCCGCGGTTGTAAATGGAACATATCTCATCCATTCCCATACAGGTTGGTCTACTATTTTTCTAAGTCTGTTTACTAAAGCCATATATTAACTAAATTCTAAATTTTGTCTTATTAAAGCGTATGATTGTCTTGATTGTGGAAAGAACATTACTTCTGCTGCTGGCATTGTTTGGTTTTGCGCACCACCCATATAGGTTAAGTTGTGCTGGTTGTTAACAGTTCCGGTTGCTGTTGATATATCAACTACTTGAGCTCCTGCTGAGTTTGCTCTTCCTGATGGTTCTAATAATTTAACTACTCTTCCTAATAATGCTGTTTGATCACTAAGAAATTGTAATGTTTCATCTGAGGCTGGTGTTAGAACATTATCAATGAATATTTGCAATTTATCACTACTTGACATTGATGTAGTATCAAAGTCTAATGTTAAGACATTGTTTGTAATACTACCACCGGCGTTTGGGTCAGCAAAATTATAAATAATTTTATTAGTAGTTACATTAGTTATAACTAATAACTGTTCTAATGTAATAACATCTGTAGTATTAAATGTAACTGTTTTAGCAGAAGCATTAAAACTATAATTTTCAAATAATATTTTCATTATATTTCTTTTTCTACAATTCTATATTTTCTACTAGAGTCTTGTGCTTGCATTCTTTCTAACTCTATTTCTGCTGATTCTAAAGTAGAATATTGAAAAACAAAGTCATTAGACTCATTTTTAAATGATACCCACAGTTGATTATTACCTGGGAGCCATTCTGTTTGTATTTCGTATGTTATCATAATATTAATATGGTAATAAATATATTGTTATTAGCCAAGCGCTATTGAATAAGCTATCATTAAAGAGTTTAAATCTATTCCATTTTGGGTTATAGAACCAGATACATCTAATGATCCTGTGACTGACACGCTGCCAGTCATAGCTATTTGTCCTTGGGTTCCATAATTTATAGCAGGGGTTGTACTATCAGGGTATATTAAATATCGGGTGTTAAAATCAGCTGATCGAAATCCAGCTGCATCTATCATTCTTCTACTTTCCCAGTCAATAGAGGTAATGTTTGCTGAGTCAATTAAAGCCCCATTACCCCAATCTAGTGTAGTAACTCCATCACTATTATATAACCATCTATTTCCCCAATCAATTGAATCAGCGTTTGCGGGGTTATTTAAAATCATTCCTTCCCAATCCACAGTAGTGTCACCAGCTGTATTGTTTAATACCCCTGTAGACCAATCTACTCTTACTATACCGTTAATATCAAATAAATTTGGTTTATTTGTATTTGTGTTAATACCACCATAGGTACCGGATACTATTAAAGAGCCTGTGATAGTTACATTTTGGTTAAGTGGATTAATGTATGATGCTGTTAGAGCATTTGAAGCTGTGCCTAATAAGCTACCTGTAAAACTACCTGTAAATGAACCAGTATGAGACCCACTAAATGAAGTAAATAAGGAGCCAGTACCATCATAGATGCTGGTACCATCAGTTTGGAGAACACGCTGATAGGTGTTCTCTATATTTTGGCCAGTAAAATCAAATGGTCCAGCCATAACTTTTATTTAATTTTATTTTTGTGGAAGTTTTTCTACTATTCCATTTATAATTGATTGAACATAGTCTTGTTCAACTTTATTTTCTTTAAGGTAAGTACCAATTATATTGTTTACTTTATCTTTTTTAATAGTTAAGTTTTTAACATTAATGTCTTCTTTAACTAACATCTTAACTATTTTTATAATATGTTCAGTTATTGGATCTACTTCTTCAATTCCTGTAATTTGAATTTTAGGAGTATTTTCTTTTATTACTTCAGCGTCATTTGATTTAACCTCTACAGTCACTTTACGAGATGCTTCAACTATAAAATCTGATTTCCAAGGGGTAAAATAAGTATCCTCTGCGATAACTTCAAGCTTTATTTGACCTGAGGTGTTATCTTCTAATAATCCTTTTAATTTTTTAATAGGAATAGAACATTTTCCGTCTTTATTAATAGTACCTTCAAATAGAAGACTAACATCTTCTGATTCAATGATTAATCGGGCTGAACTGTTTTTTAATGAAGCTCCTTCAAGTTTAATATTACACTCAAATACTTCAGGTTTGTCAGTAAATAATTTATACATTAGAAATCAATTTTAATATTTACGCCTAGTACTTCTTTAGCTACTAAGGCTATGTCCGATATACGTATTTTATGATCTAGTACCTCTTTCGTTTCTTTATACTCTTTGCCTTCTACTTTACAAAGTAATTTAATAAATCGCTTTTTTTCTTCTTTAGGGCGATGTTGCCAAAAATCATGCTCATCATAACTTCCACCTTGAATAGCACCAACTAAGCCCTCTATTAGCGCGACATCATCCCAAGTAAACGGATTAGAGCTTTGATTCGGGAAAGGATTCGACTCCCAAGAGAAATTGGCGTTATCCCATTGAAATGGTACTCTAGTTGACATTATTAATAAGCATTTTCACCTCCAGGAATATATATGTTATTCATTTTTGAACCTGTAGGCATTTGTAAAGTTGTAACTTCAGTTTTAACTATAGTATTCTTTTGAGCCATAGACAAACCTACACCTATGATTTCACTCTTAGAAGTATTAACTATATAAGGTGTTAATATATCATGTCTATCCATTGAATGTGTTGGTCCAACCATAGGTCCTTTATCTGGGTGTATATGGTATGGTCCTTTATAGTCTAAACCATTAGGTGTTAAAAATTCACTTCCACTAGTATATAAATTTTCTTGAGGAAGATATCTATAATATTGGATATAGTCATTTAAAAAATTACTTAATCCATTTACATTTTCTTTTCGTTCTGTAAGTTGAACTACAGATTTATTAACTTGGTAAACATTTGTTATATTACCTGTTAATTGCCAAGGTAAACTAAATGTTTTATAATTAACAGTAATGTTTATTTTACCCTGAAGAATATTATTATATGTAGTTTCTGTTATTTCATTAAATAAAACTTGATTTCTTCTACAAGTAAAATATCTTTGAAACTCTCCTAGTTGATAATCTTCTTCTGTTGGAAAAATAGTTTCAACTGGGATCACAGTAGGTGTATTACTAGAAATTCCTCTAATAATTAATTTCTCATAAGGAACACTATTAGGTGACTCTCCAGTAAAATATTCTCCATTAGCTGTTCTCCAATATGGCCCAATATAACTTAAACCATTTTGAGTTACAAACTCATTTCCAGAAGTATATAATCCTGTTTTTATTTTATTTTTTGGAAAGTACATATATTAATAAATATTAAACTTTTACTATTACTGAGAAGTGATGGGCGTCATTAGCACTTTTTAACCAAAACATTTCTTCGTCTCCACCTTTAGCTAAAACAAAATTATTATTAATAAGATTGTGAGGGAGTGATGTCTTTACATTATTTGAAAAATCTCTATCCCAATTAGATACTCCTCCTGATCCTAATGGGTATTGGCTAGCATTAATATCTATAGCCATACCAAAAGCATGGGCTGATATTTGACCATATTTAATACCAGTTGCTGGTGTTACATCACGTCTAACTATACCTGCTCCCCAACTTTTTATATGATCATCATTCCACATACCAGCATTATCTAATGCTTTTGCTACTTGAGTTAATGTTGGACCAAAAAGTTTATTAAGTTTAGATGATTTTGTGAATCCAGTTTTCCCAGTATATGACCAAGTAGTAAGATTATTATCAAAGTTAGGATCAGATTCATACTCATTTCTATTACCATTAAATCCAACAACTTTAGCATATTTTGTTCCTGATGAGTCACCAGGTTTAGTATAGAATTTAATAGGATAATAACCATTATTAAGTTTAGCTAGTCTCTTTAAACTATTACTATTTAAAGTTAAAGTAACATCAACATAGTTAGTACCATTATCAGTATTAGCTTTTGTTGGAGGTGAAATATATACTCCATCTGCTGGCCCTTCTGTAGTTGTTATAGTAACATCTCCTACAACTTCTTCTCTTTCTTCAGTCACTTCTTCAACATAATCAAATTGTGTTAAAGTAGTTACATTAGTTCCAATAGAATCTATTATATCTGTATCAGATACAGGGACTGTAGTTTTTTTAAGAACTGTTAAACTACCTATATCTGTAGTCCACCCACCATCATTAATTTTATGTGTTAATTCTCGAACTACAAATCCAGCTACTCCAGCGTAATCACTTGGTAAAGCTAAACTATTAACAGCAAATACTTGATGAATATCTAACCCACTTATTCCATCAACTGTTAATTGAAGATTTAAAGGTATTAATCTATCCCCAGATATATTATTCTTTTTAGTATACTGGCCTATTTCAAATTTAAAATAGTCTTGTATTGAATCTTTAGAAGAGTCTATATCATCCTTTGACAAAGAAAAATAAAGTTGTTGAGTTAATTTTAATCTATATTGTTTATATCTTTCAGCTAAAAGTGGCAATTCAGCGTTAGCTACTCCACCACCAGTTGGAGAATTTTTATTTGTTTTAGTTGTTAAAACTCTATCTGTTGTGCCTTTATATAACTCAGCAAATATAGTTCCATTAGACACAAGAGTATTCCCATTAGTTTGAGCTCCAACTAGTAAAGCATTTCCTTGTTTTGAAAACACTTCAGATTTTATAGAATAATCTAAAACAAATGATCCACTTAAAGGTGTTAAAGTATTAATATTAATAACAGTTGGATCAATTTTATCATATAAATTAGTTAAATATGTGTTGTCTAATATTCTTAAAGAATTATTAGAATGGTTATATGATAAAACAAAATCATTAATATATCCTAAAGCTCCTTGTATTCCATCTAATAATGAATCTAAAAATTTAGTTAAACTTAATTTACCATCTGTTTCAATATTTCCTTCTATAGTTTTATGAATAAAATTCATATTAACTAAAATATGCATTAATTTTCCTTTAAATGGGTCTGATGTTCGATATCTAGAATCTAAAGTATTAAGAATGCCATTACTTTTAAGAGCATCATATGATGGGTTATCTTTAAATATCTCGGTTATTACTTTTTGGAATAAAAGACCCCTACCAGATGATGGGAGAGTTGTAGTAGGATATTCTACATTTAAGTTTTTACCTTCAAGATCATCAGTAATGATAGAGTTAATTAATCTTTTTGGGATATCAGTACTCTTTACCCATTTTTCATCAAATACTTCAGGTTCTGTTATTCCTGTATTTATGTTAAAGCCCCCAGAAATTTTAACACTTTTCCATTCATATGTAATCTCGTAAATTTCTTTAACATATTTTTTATCAAATTTATTTACGTTATCCAATTTTAATGGTATTAAACATACTGTTGGGTCTAATGATAAATGGTTAACTAATGTAAAACAAAAATTATTATCATAATCATAATCTAAAAATATAGTAGGTGGAGATGGATTTTTAGAAGTATCATATTCTAGAAGAAATGACTCTATTATTCTTAATAATGCGCCTAATTTAATATAATATTGTCCTAAAGGAGCATCACTATACCCAGATTCTAAATTAGCAAAATCAATTTTATATGTTTCATTATCATCAGTTAATGTACCTCCAGTTTTTTTATAAGAATAGTCAATTCCTGATTTAGCGGCTATTGTGTCTGTACTTATAGTAGAATTACCATTTAAAGATCCATTCCAATACGTCTCAGCTTGAAATCTTTTTATTATTCTATCTAATGATGATCTATTAAATGTAAGTGGATTTAACCAATTATCATCTGTAAGTGTAGGTGCTTCGGGATTAGCTTTAAAATTTAATACTGTATTAATTGATATTGATTCAGCTATGTCTCCAGCTGATATTAGATCTATTTTTATTTTGTATGAACCTTCTGGGGTTAAATTCCAGTCAAAATTTTTAACTACACCAACTAGGGCATCATAATTACCACAAGATTCTTTTTGTTTATTTTCAACTTCAGCTAGCATATCAGGTAAACTAGTACCATTAGTTAAAAATTTACCTGATAAGTCTATAGTGTTATTTGTATAATTATTACTATTGTCATAGTAGATGTTATGGCCCCATTCTAACAACATACAATACCGTAATTTTAAATATAAAGCATTAATGACATTAAATTGAAATATATTATGAGCTATAATATTAATCTCAGCTGTTCTAACACCTCCTTTATTCAATGTTTTAATATTAATATCTATTATACCTGGAGGTGGGACAAATCCAAAACTAGGATTAGATGAAAACCCATAAGACACAGGCTCAGAAAAAGAATAACCTACACCTTTAGAAAAATCTTCACCTTGGGAACTTTGAAATCGAGTTGAAAACAGTTTATACTTTTTAGCTAAGTCATTGCCAGCTGATGCTAATCCTTTTAAATTTAAACTAGTTATAACATTATCTTCTACATTAATGCCTGAGGTTAATCTAATAAAAGGATATCTATTATTTCTATACACAATATCTTCATTACTTAGATTATCAGATAAATTTAATTTTCTTTGTCTAAGTTTAATTTGATCACTTATTGATGACGGTATAGATGGATTTAAAGCCATATTTTATGTATAATAAGGAGGAATATATTCTGGAAGTCCTCCAACACCTTTTTTAGTATTGTCTACAAAGTTTTTTCTAGTATCAATAAGAGCTTTTACAACTTCACCAACAGTTATTTTAGTTACTTTTGGGTTATTTCCACTTGAATAATACCCAGTTGTACCATTTCCTGTAGTGACATCACCAAAGTTTCCAGTTACTTCTTTACCATCTATCTGTTGTTTAATAGTTATAGGTTTAGAAGACCAAATTTGACCTATACTTTGTACAGCTTGAGCTAATTGACTAACATCTCCCGAGTTAATTCCTTTAATATAATTACCAACTTGTCCATCTAATAAATTCTCAGCTATTTTTTCTTGATTAGCTTCATCATATTTGTCTACATCTGGGTTTAGTCCTGCTTTTTTAGCTCTATCTACTAGATATTTACCTAATTGTTGGTATTTACCTATAGCTGAGCTCCATTCAGTCTCAGCAGCACGTTTGTTAGCTTTAGCTGCTATTTCACTTATAGTAAATTCTTTAGCATTTTTTCCAAATACTGTTGTAATTCTATTATTATCAATCCCTGTTCCTCTTGCACTTCCATTAATAGAATCATATACTCCTTCTCCTCTAGCAGCTATATCTTTTATAGGTAAATATCTATTATCACCACCTATAGTAATAGGTGTATCAGATTTTGAGTCTTCTTTAGGGGCTACAACTGGGTCAGGTACTTTAATGCTAGCAACTGTTCCTAAACTATTATTTTGAGTAGTTCCCTTATTAAATCTTTTAACAGCTAATGTTTCAATATTTGTAGTCCATCCTTTATCATCAATCTTATGTGTTAAACCTTTAACTATAAATGCTAACCTATCATGATAATCAGATGGAAGTAATTCTTGATTAGTTTTAAATAATTGATATTGTTTAATACCACTTAATCCATCAACAGTCACTTGAAGATTAAGAGGAATAAACATTGTGCCTTTTAAAGTAGCTATATCATTACCTTTTTTATCTTTCTTACCATTAGTAAGATAACCTAATTCATACTCATATATATCTTTAGATGCTCCATTAGCAGCTTGAGCTTCTTCAGATGTAACAATAGGAGCACTATTACTTGCTTCAGCACTCCATGCTATAGAAAATAGTTTAGTTATATAATTATATAATATATTTAACCTAGATTTATAAGCTTCATTATCAGAATCAGTGATATTATTTTTATTTTGTTTTTTTTCTATAATTCTATCAACATATCCTTCATTAAATTTAGCGAATGTAGTTCCATTAGAAACCATAGTATTACCATTCTTTTGAGCGCCAGCGGCTATAGCATTAGCTATTCGAGCTGTTAATTCAGTTTTAAGAGATACATCTTTAACAAATGTACCTGAGGTGTCTTTTAGTAAATTTATTTGTAACTCAGTTATGTTATCTTTCCCAGAATTGGCTACATATGTGTTATCTATTATCCTAAATGTATTATCAACATCATCAAATGTCACTTCAAAATCATTCATGCCACCTAATGCTCCTCCAATATTGCTCATTAATGTTTTTAAAAATTTTAAAACATCAATATTTCCATTTTTATCAATCTTAGTATCTAAAATATCCATAACATTACCTAAATTAACTAGAATATCCATTGTTCTAGCTGTGTAGTCATCGATTCTAAAATCATTCTCCATATGGTATTGTATATGAGCCATTCCTACAGGCCATGAATTAGTACTAACTACACTAGCAGCAGTACCAGTAGATATAGTTGTGTATACAAAATATGTTACTTTTACATCTATTTTATTACTAACCTCTCCTCCACCTAAAGCATAACTTGTGTAAATATAATCATTTTGCCAATTTGGATTTTTTGTTTTAATTTGTTCTAAAACAATATTCCCAAATCCAAATTTTTTATTTTCATAATTATTTAAATTCCCCCAAGTTATACCATCACTTTTTGTTTTATGAAGTGAGTCAGTTAAAAAATATGAACCTTCTTCATATTTTATATCTATTTTAATTGGATTAGACTCAAAATCTAAAACTTCTTCTGTATTCCCTGGCCCTCCAGCCCCATTATTTCTAAGAACTGTTATACTTTTAATATAGAATTGGTTAAGTTCTTTTGTTCCAATAGTAGCTTGAGCAGTTACTGTGGCTACATCACTAGATGTTGCTTCTCCATATCCTTCATTAAATCCTGATCTGCGAAGTTGAGTATTATATTGGTCTATATTTTTATCAGCTGATCCAAATGGTCTAACAAAGTCACAGTCTACAGTATATTCTCTTAACTCATACTGGAGAGTAGCATTTTGTTCTAATCCTTTTGAGTTAACAGGTATAACACACACTGTTGGATCTGTTGACACTTGGAGTGGAATAGTTAAAAATTTGTTTGTGTATCTATTATGGTCAATCCTAAAAATAGGTTCACTGGTTCCTTTGGAAGTATCATACTCTAAAAGAAATGCTTCTATAAATCTTAATAAAGCTCCTAATCTAATATAATATTGAGCAAATTTAGGATTATTACCATCACTTCCAGCTACATAAAAAGAACTTGCCCCAAAATATGGAAATATCATTCTAAAAGCTTCGGGTAAATTATTGCCAGTTCCATTATTAGAAAAGGTTTCTTGTATCCCTAATCCACCACCGATTGAAGAATTAAGAGTGTTTCTTCCTCCAGCTTTATTATATAACGGAGCTGATTCATATGAAGCGGCTGAGTATTGGGCATAATTCCACTCTGTGTTTAATTGAACTTCTCTACAATAAGCATGTAAAGTAGACTTTAAGAATTGGGGTGGAAAATAAGCGTTTATGTCTTCTATTTTTTTACCTAAATTAAAAGAAGTATTAACTTTTAAAGATTCAATCACATCCCCAGTAGATATAGCTATAACAGTTATATCATATGTTCCATTAGATTTAAGACTCCAATTAAAATTTTTAATAACACCTAAAAAAGCATCATAATTACCACATGATTTTTGTCTTAAAGCCTCAATTCTAGTTTGCATATCTTTTTGAGAACCAGGATTTTTAAGAAAAGTTCTAAATAAATCATATGTTGAGTCTATTTGATTTATTTTATAGTCCCCAGCTGTGTTATTTAAGTAAACACTATGCCCCCATTCTAATAATAAACTATATCGTAGTCTTAAAAATAATGCTTCTATTACTCTAAATTGTATTAGATTATGAGCAGTGATTTTAATTGTAGCTTCTTTTAAAGTACCTTTATTTAATGTTTTAATAGTAGCTGATTCTATACCAGGAGGTGGGACAAAACCAAATTCAGGTGATGATAAAAATCCTTGACTTGGTGGTAAAGAATTATATCCATATCCATATCCAATTCCTCCAGTAAGTCTAAATGTGTCTGTAAATTGATTACCACTTTTATCATCAATTTTAGAAACATTAATATTAGGATCAAGGAATTGAGATGCGAATAAAACAAAATTTTTAGCTAAACCATCACCTTTATTAGCCTGTACCCCAACATTATCAAATCCAATTCGTTTACAAACATCTTCATCAACTGTGACTCCAGATGTTAATCTAAGAAAAGATGTTTTACTATTATATAAATGAAACTCATTTGAATAATTAGTACTAGATTTTAAAAATGTTTGTCTTTTATCAATTTGATCTTTTACAAAATCATTAAATGACTCTCCAATAACATCTGCCATAACTTATGAATTTAACTCATTATATGCTGCTACTATATCAGCATAATTTGGTGGGATTCTCAATTGAGTTCCTGGTGATAAATATAGCGAATTTTGTGGTAGTTCCTCATTTGATATAGAAATTATCCACCATAATGTTGGATCTCTATAATATTGGTAAGCTAATAAATCAAGTCTATCTCCTTCTGTTGTAATAACATATATATCATTTATAGACAATGGTACAGTAGGGTACTTAGAATTAGAATAATATCTCTTTCCAGTGTCTGTTTTACGTATTGATATGTTTTGATAACGGTTCATTTATCAGTTATGGGTTATAGTTAGGTAATTGTCCTGTATAATTTTCAACTGTTGGGATATTTGCCTCCGGATTATTGAATGAATCTTGTGGACCTAAAGTACTAGGAAATTCTTCTGGTTCAAAGACATATGATTTTCCACGGAAAGAAACAGTATTAGTTGGATCTAATGGACTAAAAACATTGCTTGTAGGAGACTGTTGTTCAACCAAATTAGGAAATAAAACTGAGTCAAATTCAAGTGGTTTTAATGGACCTGTCCCTGGTTCTATAAGAGGTTCAGGAGTTGTTACTAAAGTACCTGATCCTTCTCCTGTACCTACTCCTTGTGAAGTCCCAAAATTAATAAATGGAGAGTTTTTAACAGGAGTAAATGAGTGTATAGGTGTAAAGTTAAATCCATCTACTTTAATAGCTATTGGAAGTTGACCAGTATAATTAATTCCTCCTCTTGATACTATTTTACCATCATTGTCTCTATTTATATCCCATCCAGCATCAAATATTGGAGTTAAATTTAAACCCGTTATTATACCTGGGACTGAAGTTAAATAATCTCCTACTGTTAATCGTACAATTTGACCTCTCATTAATCCAGCTGATGAGTAATCTGGTGCTGTAATTCCTACTAATCTATTTATTTTATTATATAGTGGAATCATTTCAGCCCTAGCGAAAGCAGCTATAGTGAATGATAAACTTATATCTCTTTCAAAAGCACTATATCTATAAAAGTTTTCAGCTCTACCTACATACTTGTATGAGTCCCATTTTGGTTTATAAGAGTCCTGGAAACTATCTATAAATGCTCTAAAGTATAAATAATCTGAAGCTGTTAGAGATCCATTTGATACATCATTACTTAATATCTCTATAGAAAATTTAATTAAGTTAGCATCATCTGCTTTATAATCACTATTAAAATCATTTTTAGCATTTATATAATCTAAATTTTTCTTTGATGATTTTAAAAAATCAACTCTATTTTTACGATCTCTTGGTAAAGAAAGATAAGGAGTATTCCCACCACCACTCATACCATATCCATTTCCATCTCCATCAGGTTGATTTTCTTTATTAAAGGATTTATACCTAGATATTTTAGAAACAAAACTAAGAGTATTAGGTATTAATGTGCCATTTGTATCATCAAATGAAATTGGAGAAATATATTCTGGGGATGGTAAATTTGGGCGGAAACCAATACCACCATTATTATCTGAAAAACCAGCAAAAATATTAGTAGCGTCTTCTAATACTTTTTTACTATTAGTAAATTCCCACCTATTAATAGTGGTAAAACCAATTCCAAAAGGGGCGTCAGATCCTCCAAAATATCTAAGTAATGTATTACTATCTTCATCTCCAGATGTTATATTATTTCTATCTTCAGCTCCTATTCTAAACCCAACTATTTTTCTATAATATAATCCTGGTAAACGTGATGCTGGGAGTTTTGTCGTGTTTCCAAAATTGTTAATGCCTATAAGCGTTTCATCATCTCTTTTAACAACACCCAAATAATTACTGGCGTCATTACCTAATATATCTAAATTAGCTCGGAAATCCCCAGTTCTCAAAGCACCAAGACTTAATCCTGTTAATGGGGCTGAGTAAGCCGTTCTAAGTCTAGTACCTATTCCTTGAGATACTGCTGATCCTATAATGTTTAATATATTAAATCCTCTTTCAACCCCACGTACTAAAGGTGTTTGTAAAGCTAAAGATCTTTGAGTTGATTTGAATATAAGGTAATTACTATCTACAAGTGTAGTAATTTCTGTTCCTCTCTTTTGAAGCCATCTTTTAAATCCATTATCACTTAAATTCTCAGGATATGGATTTTCTCCATTAAGTAAAGTTAAAGGTGAAAAAAATCTTGTTAATCTTAATCCATCTATAATACTGCGCTCTCCTAATTTAAGTGTTTTATAAAGAGTAGTATTTTGTAATGGAGGTGAATATGATTGGTCTATAGGATCAATATTGCTCCATACTAATGGATATATACTTTTACTACCATTTAATCCATCACTCCATCTTCCAGTATCTATTTTACCAACATTTTTACTAGCTCCAGTAACTTTAAAAAGTTTATTTAAAAGTGCTTCTGTAGCTACTGGAGGGGCAGCACTCCTAAAAACTATATTACCTGGTACTTTTTCATCAGGGTTACCAAAAGCGGCTTCAAAAGCAGGTCCTTCATTTAAAGCATTAGTATTTTCTAAACTAACTCCCCCTCCTTGAAACTGTTGAGCTAAAGGATTATCCTCATAAAAAGAAGCTAAATTTGTTTTTAATAGATTTTTTAAACTCATTAATCATTATCTATGTTATTTCGAGTATCAGAGATAGTAGTACCTGTGATATACGAAGGAGTTGGTTTTGTTCCGTTTAAATCTAAAATAGCTGGAGGAGGAACTGCATTAGATGCTAATCCTAATAAGGAAGGAGGTAAGTTATAAGCATTAAATATATTTTGGGCTCCTTGAGCATCAGATCCATTTAATGAATAACTACTACTTATATTTCCATCATTAGAATGGATAGATTTTTTATTAGCTGGTGAGAAAATACCTTGTGCTTGTGGATTAACAGGTATATCTGCCCCATGATTGTATGATTCATTAGTTATTGAGAGAGTATGACTCCCATAACCTGTCTCAGGCAATTGACTTGGTTGAGTAGCTAATAATAACTCTATTAAAGCCATGTTATCCTCTTACTATATTTACTCCTTCAGGTGAGTTATTAGCGTAGGTAGGTGGGGTATAACCATCTAAATCCATAGGTCCACCAGCTCCGGCAGGTAATGGTAAACTGTTGCTATATCCATCGTTATACGCGTTATACACGTTTTGAGCTCCTTGAGCATTAGATCCATTTAATGAGTAACTATTATTAGGGTCACCGTTATTTGAATGGATTGAAAATGGATTACCAATATTAGCTTGTGGATTTATCTCAATACCTTCACCATTATTGTAAGATAATGAACTACCTTGATTTTGTAATAAGTCTATTAAAGCCATAGTTTTATGTTTTTAATTAATTGTTTGGTATAAATATTATATTAAGCTGAGATTCCAACGGATTTAGTAGCTGTTGTTGTACCAAATGTATCAAAATCAAATTCTTTCCTAGCTGATGTAGCTGTATTAAATGCTATAGCTTGTAATGCAGCTAACAATTCAGGACTACTATTAGATGTAGGTGCTGTTACCGCTCCAGCACTCATAGGTGTAACAGTAGCATCTTGTGTTTGTTGTGGGCTATTAGTACTTAAATAAGCATAATCACTCTTAATTCCTTGTGCTACAGGTACTAACATTCCTCCTTCAGGCTTAGATATTACTAAACCACCATCAGGATTAATAGCTCCATCTTTTACCATAGCAAAAGCACCTACAGCTGCCATAACAGCTGCTAAACCCCCAATAATAAATGGAGTAGCTGCTCCTAAAGTACTAGCTTCAGCGGCTGTTACCTTAGCAGCGGCTTCAGCTGTGGCTATAGTTGTTTTTGTCCTTTCAGCAGCTATTAATTCAGCCATAGCTTTTTTCTGGGCATCTAATGCTGCTCTTTGTAATACAAATTGAGCTGTAGTAGCTATTAACCCTCCTATTAATCGGCCTGTTATTAATCCTGCTATAGCTCCAACCGCTAGTTTAATGTTTTCAAATAACTTTTTAACATTATCTCCATTTGATAAGAATTCTTTTAAAGAAAGCAACATTCCTCGCATTGGACCTTCTAATAAATCACCTACCGCTTCTTTTAAATCTAATATTAATTCATTAAAGTCAGCTTGAATATCTGTTCTTTCCATAGCAGCTGCTAAAGCTGTCTCATCACCAGCTGCTGCTAACAACTGGTTAGCTGCTTCTACTTCTCCTCTAGCTTTTAAATCCTCAACCATTTTAAGTAAATTCTCTCTTTGTTGAGTACCTAATTTATTTAAATTGTCTTGTTGGATTAAAGCATTAGAAAATTCATCAACAGTCATCCCCGCGGCTTGAGCTAATGATTCTTGTTCAAACACAGTTCGACCCATAAAATCATTAATACCACCAACTTCTTTCATTACTAAAGCTTGAGCTTCAGCTGTTTTACCCGCTAAAGCTAATGAACGAGCTTCTTCAAGATTTAATTCTTTACCAGTTAGTAATTCAGCTTCTAACTCATTAGCTATAGATGATTCAAAATCTAATAATTTTTTAGCAGCAGCATTTGATTGTTCAATGCTCATACCTAAACTCTTAGATAAAACTACTGCTTTAGCTATTTGCTCAGTACTATTACCATATTGTAAGCGAAGTTGACCTTGAACTTTAGCAACATCCGCTGTAACATCTTTCATGCTTAACATTATACCTTTTTGTTTTGACAAATTGGTAACTTGTTTAGCTATAAGTAATACACCTTCTTTTTGAGACTGGTTATTTACTGCGAATAATGTGCTTAATTTAGCAGCTTCTTCGCCTTGTATTCCCATCTTTTTGGTTAAATTTATTTGACCTTTAACCATCTCATCAGAGAACATACCAGCTGTGCCTATAGAAGCATTTAATTGGTTTTGAGCTTCAACTTGATTTCGGACATTGTAGTAGATATCTCCACTAGTGTCTCGAATTTCTTTCATTCTATCACGTAGTATTTCTGCTCCTTCATAGGTTACACCCATGTTTTTAGAAATATCTACTAACTGTTTATCTACATTTAAGGCCGCTTCATAAGCGAATTTAAAAGCAGCTACTATAAGATTAACAGCATTAGCTGGGTCTAAGAAACTTTTTTTCAAACTTCGACCTACAGATTTACCTCCTTCTTTTATGACATCAAAAGCATTTCCTCCAGCTTCAGCTACTTCTTTCATCTTTTTAGCTGCGCCATCTAAATCCATAAATTTAGCTAATGGGCCTGGTAGTTCTTTGTTTAAGGTTTCTACCGCATTACCCATTATACCGTAAGCATGTATTATTTTTCTTTCTGCTTTTTCCCTTTCTTTTATTTCTTGATTAATTTTTTTAAGTATATCTTTATGTTCATTAAGTATACCTTTTTCTTTAAATCTATATTTAAGTTGATCTTGATTTGATCTAAGTTGATCAGCTGTGGCTTCTTTATTACCTTTTAATATGTTATGGGTGTCTCGAAGAATATCATTGGTTTTTTTAAACCAATTAATTTGTTTTTGAACAGATAGACTTACATCTTGAATGTCCTTAACAAGATCTTTAAAATTTTTAATAACATCTTTGACTTCACCACCTATATCATCAAGGCGTTTCTTAACTTGATTAAGTTCTTTATTTAATTCTCTAACACTTTTTCCAGTGTCATTAAATTCTTCTCCAAGTTTTTTATAAGCTGCTTCTAATTCTTGTACTTTTTGAGCTCTATTATTTGCTGCCATCTATAGGTTGTTTGGATATAAATATTAAAAGAATTAATATTTTGCAGGACCTCGTCCCTTAACAAAATCTTGAGGATTTATAACTGTAGTATTTTGAGAATTAGAAGATTTAGAGTTAGCCTTTTTAGTAGCTTCAGCTTCTTTCTCATAGAAATCTGAGATTTGTTGGTAAGTAAAATTTCTTAACCAAACCGGCATTCTGTAAACTGTTTCCCAGTCATATCCTCCTTTACCATGGAATACTATCTCATGAATTTGAGAAAATAGATTTCTTCGAGAAATAGCTGCTTCCTTAAAACTCAGGGTAAAAAAAGTTGATACCAATTGGGATGCTGACTCTATCTTCACTCCCGTCGGGAAAAAAAGTAAGATCAATATCTGGCTGCGTGTTTTTAATATGATCTCTTAGCGCTTTAGAATCTCGAGCTAAGAGAGCGTTGTCGACAAACTCTCGTATATATTTTTGATCTCGTTCTCCATTAATGGATGTTATCATATATTTTAGTCGAGTTGATAACTCTGGGGTGTGATTTTTATTAATTTTTTTAAGACCATCTAATTCAGCTTGAATCTTATTCTCATCACCATGAGTTAATAATTTATACATTATATTAACTTTAGAATGAGGTGCTGTAAACGAAAACTCATTTATCCCTTTAGTGAATGTTTTTTCATCAATAGGTTTATTTTCAATTGATGTTAAATCAACTGTGTATTCTTCTCCACCATAAGTAAATGTGTAGTCTTTACCATATCCTAAAATACGAGCTGCTACCATAATAGCATTTTTATCACCCGCTATAAGATCATTATAATCAATTTTACTTACAATTAAAGATTTCATTAATTCATCCAATACTATACCTTTTTGTATGTAAGAAGCATTAGTTAAAATATCTTCTTCTTTAGCGGTCATATATTTCATTTCAATTTGACCTGATGAAAGTGGATTGTCTGTTGGGTAAACTAAACCTTTTGAAGGTAGATCTATAATTTCTGTTGGTAACTTAATTGGGGTACTCATAATCTAATTTTAATATAACTTTATTGTCGTATATAAATATATAGAAAAAAAAGAAGCTCGCCAAATAGCGAGCTCTTTTTATAAATTTTGTTAGCGATTAGTAGTTTAATACGCAATAATCCATTCCTAAATTCAATGTGATGTTTTGGGCTGCTGTGTCATTATCCCAGTTATATTCACCAAATTCGGCTGATTTAATAAATGCTCCGACAATTACCCACTCACTAACAATATCTCCCACAGGTCCTAATACTTGAATAGAAACTTGTTTCTTATAGAAATCTGAGTAACCATCACGGCCTGTTACTGATTCATGGTGTAAACGAACCCATTCCATTACTGATTGAGCACCTGAAGGGGTGATTGGGTCAAATAATGTCATTGTTAAATCGTTCCACTTTAACTTACCTTTAATTTTACGATAAGTGTTTATATAATTCAACGTTATTTCTTCTTGTGTGAACCCAACTGAACCAACACCTTTAATAATATATGAAGGTATACCGTCAACTATCATTATAAACCTGTTCTGTACTTTAGGTTCAAAAGGGGTGAAAAATATGTCGTTTGTACTTAAAATTGCCATGTTACTTTATTTTATTATAAATATCTATTCTTTTAATTTTTACCCTGGGAATGTTGCTCCTGTTGGTGTAATATTAAATGTTAAGTAAATAAATTCAGCTGTTTTAGTTGGTTGTAAATATATAGCTCCATTTAATTGATTTTGATCAATTGTAACTGCTGTATTGTTACTTTCATCCATTACTACTTGGAAAGCATATAATCCTTGACGAGCTTGAACATCAGCTAAATATGGATTAACTCTTGCTAAGAATGAAGCTCTTGTAGCTAAAGTATTTTGTTCAAATAATAATGTACTAGCTACTTGAGAGATATAACTCTTAACAGCAATTAACAAACGACGAACATTTACACGATCTAAAGCTGAAGCTTGAGTTTGTAATGTTTTCTGACCATATACTACAACTCCTCTACCTGGGAATGTAGCAATTGGATTTACTTTACCTTGGTATAATGTATCTCTATCTGTTTGAGATAATTTGTATTTAGCTCTAATTACTTGACCTAATCCACCACGATTAATACCTGCTGGTGCAAACCATGGTTCAGCAATAGCATCAGTTTTAGCATACACTCCACCTATAACAGTTGAAGCTGGTACCCATACTCTGTCTCCAGTGTCAGGATCAGTAACCATTACCCATGGCCAATATGAAGCAGCATATGAAGTGTCTCTAGATGAAGCAGCTCCAGCAACTGTTGATGTTGAACTCACATCATATGGTACTAAATCTACAACATAAATGTTATCTCCTCTATTTTCAGTGTTACTAATAATAGAAGTAACTTGAGTAGCATTTTCTTGGCTTGATAAACCAGGTGTTAACAATACATTAAATCTATAATCATCAGTATTAGCTAATAAATTAATCATATTGGTATAATCTGTTCCTACTACACCTTGAGTGTTTGGAGTTCCAGTTATGATTTGATCATAGAATTTAGCATTAGCAGCTATAGTTCCTTGAGCATTACCAAATGATCCACTAGAAACAACTGGGATAGATGATGTATATTGAGCTTTAGCTACACCATTATTATCAAAATAATTTGGTGTAGGGTATAATACTGAGCTTACTCTAATATATCTTGAGCGATTTGGATTTTCACCTGTTAATAATACTTGGTTAGTAGCTGAGTCGTAAGCTTGAACTTGATCTCCAATTACTTTAGATACATAGTTTGGAGCTAATGGGTCTAATGATAAGTTAGTCCATGTTTCTAATATTTGCTTAGAAATATTATTATCATTACCTTTTCTAACTATTAATGAGAATGTACCTGAAGAAGTATTAGCTGAAACTATTTCCCATCTAATGTTGTCATTAGATCCACTAGCTAAAGCTCCATTTGAGTCTTGAGAGCTAGTGCTATTCATTATAATACCTTTAGAAAGTGTTTCTAACACTAAAGCATTACTTCCTATTCCATTAACACCTCCACCTAAAGTAGCTTGAGTTGAGAATGAAGCACCTGATCCAGTTTGGAAAACATATCCATTATAAGCTGAACTTGATACTGATCCAGATAATATTAAAGTATTTGTACTAGTTGTAGCAGTTACACCTAAAGCAGTAACACCTGAGATTTTAGATGCTAAGTTAGCTATAGTTGTTGCTAAAGCACCACTAGCAAAGAAATATAATTTACCATCAGCATCATCTTGATAATTACCAGAAGCTGTAGGTAAGAATCTATATGTGTTTGAGCTATTATCTACAACTCTAAACTCAATATTGATTGG